CTATATGTTTCCCCTGCATTTGCGCTATCACCCATCATAGAGCTATAAATACCAGCTAAGTATTCCATATCAGCCTTACCCTCTTGTACAACCTGGAAGAAAGCATTTGATAATGGTGCTGGTATAACAGATGTAGGCGGCTCTACTCCAGGCCTTACAGGCAGCAAAGCACCTGGGCTCGAGGAGTATTTCTCCCAGACCTCTGCATCTATTGATCCTTCCTCATACATCCACCTTAAACTTGATCCTAATGAAGCATTATGTACCATGATCTGATGGGATTTGTTTATCTCTCTCTGCTTTCCAATAAGTGGCGATACAGCTGACATTGGATAAGGAGTGCCTGTCCATTTATAGTGAAATGGAATAAGTGGATAGTCTTTTATAGTATCTGGCAATACCTTTTCATACAATAGCTTATCGCCTGCAACGCAAGTCTGCTTTATTCTATCATTAAAGAACCTAACAGCATCTACTATATTCTTCTGTATCTGAGGATCTTTTATAAGTATCTTATATTCTTTCTCTGTAACTATTTTATTCTCGATCTTGGAAGCTTCAGATTGTAACTCACTCATGTATTCTTGCTCTGCAGATTGTAACTGCTGCTGCATCATTTCCTGAGCCTTCTTCATTTCAAGTTCATACCTCTCTGGTATCATCTCACCCTTTTGTACAGCTTCCTGCATCTTCTTTTCTTGCTCTAACAATTCCACTTGCATCTCAGCAGCCATTTCTTTCATCTTTACTTCTACCTGCTTCTTGATTTGTTCAAGTTGCTGAGGGTTTGGTGGTATTCTATAGAAGACACTCATATATGGCATCTTAATCTTTTCATACACTTCAAAAAACTCTATAAGCTCATCCTGCTCTCCTATAGCAGTAAGAGCATCATCCCCATCTGTGTCATCATTATAGGTGAATAGCTTTTGGCTTGCATCATTGGTAGGCCTCTGTGAATATGTTCTACTCCACTGGTCATCGCTACTAGCATTTGCTATCTTTCTTTTTGCATCAGGAAATAGTTTGATAAGATGGTTTTTAGGTAGGACCTTTCTTACCATTATATAAGCAGCATCTCTAAATAGCATATCTCTACTCTTAGGATCTATAAATATGTCAAATGGTTCAGGCTGTTGAACTACAACCTCTCCAAGGCCATTGTCTGCATCTTGATTAACTGATATTAACAGATAACCTATAGACTTTGTGATACAGTCATTAATAGCATTAGCATATAAAGTAGCGCCATTTGAGTTATGCCATACATAGTCAGATAGATCAGAATATACAGCAGCAACAGCAGAATCACTTCCCTCTACCCCTATAGCTTGCCATCTAGGGTTATTGGCTGTAGCATAGAAGTTTAACATCTCTACTACAGGCAGTATCCTATTAATAGTAAATGTAGGCATACCCTGTTCTTCTAAGCTTGCTTTATCAGCCTGGCTAATTTGATCATCATGAGCAAACTCATAACCCATCTGGTTAATCTTTTGCCACTGAGTTCTAGTGGTATTGCTACACATATTGTATAACTGTCTTACTTGATCTGCTTTTTTATTCTTTGCCATTTTTTATTCCTTATGCTGTGACCCAATTCTTAGCTTGTGGTTTCTTCTTATAATAGTTACCCTTCTTATCTTGACTAAGATCCTTAGAAGGATAGCCATACTTACATGCATAAGCTAAAGCGTCAATAGTATCATCATGGCCCATTCTAGGACCAAAAGTTATAATTTCTCTTTGAAGGTCAAACATATCTTTCTTAAGGTGTACCGCACCCACTGAAAATCTTTGCGCAAGTATTTCTTGTATCCTGTCACGCTTCGACATTCTATTACCTGGTTTTTCAGCAGCGTACTTAACCGTGAAATCGTTACGCCTACGCATTTCTGCCATAAGCGCTTGAAAAATCGGCCTAGACATCGTAGTCTCTTCGATTGTAAAAAGGGAAGGGTGATAGATGTTATTAAGCTCAAAGATGTGATCAACGATTCCTTTTTTATGATCTCCTGGTATCCCGAGAACAGGCAAGCTGCGCTTGCGTACATAGTTAAGCACATATATATTATTATCAGGGCACACACCAATAGTAAGTAGAACGCTGAAGTCACTATCCCTACGAGCAGAATCAGTAGCGGGGTCAACACCCGTAAAAATATTGACTGGCTTAACGTCACCATCTGTTGTATGTATATAAGATATCCCTGTTTCATTTTCATGTATAAAATCTCCCTCCCAGTACTTAATATGATCTCTGGTGAAGATTGCATCCTCAGTACTTTGAACTTCCATCATATACTCTTGATAGAACTTCTGCGGTTGTCCAGAGTCAGTATAAAATTTCTTCTTTCTCTCCATCTCCTTATGGCCAAACCAATCAGGCCATATAGGTTGTCCATCAGATTGTATAGCTTTATGTGTAATCACTTTCCAGCTGAAATCCGAGCCTTCAGATTTCGCCCTATCATGGTTAACCAGGATGTTATTAATGAAGCTATCAAAGTGAACGGGAGTACCATTAATCCTAAGGCGACCAGTGCCAGGTTCAAGAGCAGGAAACACAACAGCCGTAACAAGGTTCGAGATTTTAGCTCTAGACTCAGGCGTAACGGTATTATTCTCATCCTCAAAATCGTCCAGCACAATGAGATCGTATCTCTTGTGTAGTTTAGCGCCACCTCGTATCCCTGACAAGTTCGACTTACTAATAAGCTTGGTGCCATTTTTAAGTTCAATATCATCTTCTGTCCATTTTCTCCCTTTTAAATCACCGAAATAATACCGCAACTTTTCGTTATATTCCAAGTGATATTTTATATAGTCTAAGTTAGGAACACTAATCTTGCTAGATGCAGCGACCCAACCATAAAATAGTGGTTCTGTAGTAAAGCAAAAATCATGCAGTATGCTACACTTAGTGAGTACAGTCTTGCCATGGCCACGGGGTAGTATGACCGCAAGTTGTCTAACTGAAAGGTCATTAACGACATCTGCCACCTGATAATGAAAGAAAGGCGTTTCAGAGCGCATAAAATCATCTGGAAGAAATAACTTACCATAGGCTATAATGTCCTCCCTTGCAAGTTTGAGTTCTTCTTCTGCTTGTGATACATTTCTAGTATTAATGTTTGCCATACTTTAAATCCATATACATATCCTCAGTAACCTTTTCAGCTTTGGTAAGCCACTTTTTATCTAGCCCACCAGGTATACCAATGTTTGTACTGCCCCTATCAAACACTGGCTTAAGTCGAGATAATTCTGACTGAGGTATCTCAAACTTTAGAATATAATTAGAGTTATCACTAATGTCGTCCACTTGGGACGCTCCCCACTCCATAGCCTCTTTTTTGCTCTTACTCCCCCATATAGTTCCTTCTGGAAGATCATATCTAGATGTACCAGGATTAAAGCGTGAGTACTTACCTCCAACAAATTTTCCATCCTTAACCATCGCTTCCCCTGTGTCCAATACCGATTCACCTACCTTCTTTCTTGCCGGATGCCAATTGGTACCCCTATATATAGCAACTATCTCATCACCGGCTTTTTTTGCTGCCTTTATAGCTCTCTTTGCTGAAACTGCCTGCCCAATAAATGGGATCATAGCTGTAAGAGATAAAGCTGCATTGCCAAACTCCCCTTCTGCAGCATATAATAACGCATCTGCAGCATCTGCCAGATTCCCTAGAACAGGGGTAAAGCCAGCAGCCATCAAGGTGTTGTGTAAATCCTCACTCTTCAATCTTGACTTACTACCATTTAGCGATACTGCAGTCTTATCAGCTGTAGCATGCTGCATCATAGCAAAAGCATTAGCATCAATTTTTTCCATTATGCAAAGGTGTTGTCTTCATTTATCATTTGTTGTAGTGCATAATCTTGTGGTTTAACTTTCTTACCATAAGCATTTAATGCCTTTGCAAAATCTTCTACCCTAGTAGGTGTTTCATCATACCAATCACTTTTTCCACCAGAGCTATTCTCCTTTATTTGCTTCACAGCCTCTATATAGTCCCCATCCTTAATGGCTTTCCATGCCTTGGGGAACTTAGTCTTCTTTGTGCCCCAGGATCTTCCTAGCTGATAGTTTACAGATGCTAAGGCTTCAATCATACCCTGGTCTGAAATGCCAGCTTCCTTTGCTTGAGCTAATCCAGCATTATATGCCACGCTAGAGTCCATTTCCAACCATAGAGCTAGCTGCTCCTTATCTATAGTAGTACCTACAGGATACTTTTTTATCTCCTCAGCTGTTAAAAGATGTCCTACACCTACAGTGGGTCTATTGGAAGTATCTAAGTACACCTCAGACTTATAACCTTCTCTCTCCCTTAAGTGGTCCATAAATTCTTTAGTCGGGGTTGCCATCTTCTATCTCCCTTGGCCTTTCTACTTCTTCTAAGGCATCTGGTTGGAATCCTTGAAATAATGCTCCTGTAACCTGGGTTACCTTAGTTGAAGTTTTATCTTCAAGGTCTAATATATCACTTAATTTAAAAAGCGCCCTTAAGCGCACATCTTCTTTCTCAGCTGTTTTAGATACGTTATGGATATCCTTGAGAACAGTCTCATTGTCTATACCTAGTTTTTCTAATACTGGTTTTAATTCTTCTTTCACTTGTTTTGTTATCCTCTCCAGCCTCATAAGGGCTGTTGCTTTTTCCCTAGCATACCAAGCCTGATTTGTAGGAAATGCCTTCATGTACGAATCTTGTAATGACATTCCCGAAACCAAGTATTGTATAAAAAGGGTTTCATGCTTACTGTTTGTGGTCCGGTCCAAAAGAGCGTCCTTGGCTCTACGTCCACCGAAGGAATATATATTGTCCCTCCGTGAAGTATCCATTTTAACGCTTCCAAGCACAGGGAATGACCCAGTGCAAGTACCCACGTACTCTTTGACCTTGTTCCTAGTAAGCATCTTCCCTTTGCGTAGGATCTGGATAACGCTTCCATCATCAGCAATCACCCAATCACCTATCGCTGCTTTGCGCCAATCATCTAAGAATGACACATTGCTAGGTACCTCATCGATTTCATCATAGACAGTATGTAACTGTCCGTTAACTTTGTACTCTCTCATATCCCCTCGTTATAACCTCTCCTTACTCCTCACTTCGTGACTCGCTTAACAGTCGAGGTAATAACTGTTGATTAAAATTAATTACTCGGCTTGCCGAAGGCGAGTCGAGATAGAGTTCTTTATGCTTTAGCCTTATCTTTAACCTTTCTTAATATATCTAAAGTTGTTGACATTTCATATTTGTCATCTGCTATAGCTTGAAAGTAATCAACCTCCTTTTGAACTTCATCAACACTCTCTTCGATATACTCTATCTCTTCTGTGTTGTCATCAAAAACAATAGTTAAGTTATAAACCCTCATGCAACCTCCTTTATATTAAGCATAGTTACTAGTAGTAGTTTACTAGGTCTTATAGATATGATGCAAGTTTTTTTTTCAGCTCTAAGTAGCTGTTTTTACAGTACTTAAGAAATACCGACCAGCGAGTCGGAATCTGGGAAGCAGATCCTAAACGCTTTTGCAGGTGTTTCTGCAATTTACCTACATCCTTACGCATTGTTACATACTCTTGTAATAGTGCAGATACATCGTAAATAGCTCTCTGTTGGTTATCTACTTGCAGCTCTAACTGTTGGATATAGTCTGCTAACTGGTTGTATGTAAGTTTCTTTTTCATCTTTCTTTTCATCTTTTCCCCAAAATATATGCTTATGGTCTACATCGCAATATACGGGACATTTATAGTTACGATCAAGCTTTTTTCCATATTCGCTTATTACTACGTAAAGAATGAAGAGAACGACTTTCCCCGTGTCATTGCCCACACTCCTATGTTCAGGATAGATATCACTAAAAGGAATAGCGAACCCCCATCCATATAATAATATAAGCCCCATAACCCAACAAAGAGGTTTAACCATCTCATCATAGACCATTTTTCATTCTTGGTCATCTCTTTCTAATATTGGTAGTGACGTTCGTACTATCTTCTCTAATACATCTATTTCATCCTTAAGTAGCTTATTTTCCAGGCACTTATTGTAATATAGCGCTATATAGTCCATTAATAGTCCTTCTCTATACTTTGACCTTGTTTATTCCTTAGATACTCTTCCAAGCTATTGAACTCCAGCTCTAAAGCTTCTAAGAAGGGATCTTGTACTGGGGATTCCCAATAACCTCCATCAGGAAAGGCCAATATAATGTTATCCTCCTTACCTACCTCCTTTATAACGAGAAAAATATACCCATTCTGACAATATGAATATCCCCTACTCATATCCAGTGTGATAACTGCTCCTGGATTAGCCTCATCGGTGGAAACTTTGTTCCAAATGTTTATCTCTTTATCGTTAGTCTGGGGGGTAGATAGGAGGAGACTTGCTAGTGTTATACCAGCAATACCTGATACAATAGCTGTCATAAATCTATTCATGGTATCTCCTAAGTGTATGTAAATATACGACTTATATACGTATATGTCAAGTGATTTCTGTCACAAAAGGCAAAAGCTTTCAAAATTATAGCATTTGTTTGCTTGGTGTTTCCTACTATAGGGTACCCTTATAAAGGGTTTTTCACTATCGTTTTTACGTTATTTTTAGTTTTATTTTTTCTAGTTAGTTTTCCCTATAATTAAATGGAGATAGAAACATGACAATATATTCTGAAGACCTTATTGATGAAAGGGCAGCCAGTGATGTATTAGAAGAGGTGTTAGATTATGCAACAGATGCACTGACTGAGATTAAGTTCTCTCTCAAGCGTAAGAAGTTGTTAGTCGCCAAGAAGAACCTCAACCGAATCGTAGCGAAATGCCAACGTAAACAGTGGAAGCTGATTACGAAGAAAGTCACCTCTGATATCCAGCGTATCAGGGATGCTGCAGATGAGGCGGAGGGCCTTGATGGCATATTCTTCTAAGGGTAGTTTCTTACCCTTTTACTGTTACACTTTGTTCTGCTGGTATGTGAGATATATATAAGACATACCACAGACAGTCCTCCTGAGCATGGAGGCAAAAAGGCTCAAGATTTGTCTTCCTAAAGACACTAAACTATAGATTGCGCTAAGTTACCTACAAGTATCTTAGACCGGTGAAACAATCCTATTGTAGTAGGAACGTTGACTAAGGGAAGCAATACAATCAGCTATTAGACCCGAAAGGTAACTACCTAAGTAAAATATGGTAGCAGCTTACTGTCTGGTTCAAGTCAGACCTGATTAAATATTTACCCCTGTGGTTCACGGGATAACTTCTTAACACTGAAATATGTGGTCTAAAATACAGATATGAAGTAGAACAAGACATCATCCTCTTTGAGTTTAGGCTCATTAGGTATGGAATTAATTGATATCAACAGTAATGTGCCAGCATTGCTACATGGTCATTATGGTACTACACTCGGATATAAGGGACAACCCATCCTTCTTGGAGCATCCTTATACATTGACTGAGTTCGACTCTCAGTATGACCACATGAGTTAAGAATTGGGCTGCTTATGGTCCAACTGTCTCCTAAAGACACTAAACTATAGGTTATCAAAGTCGATTATGGGACTGAAATGTAAAAATGCAAAGAAGCCCTTTCTGGTTATACAGGTAACTAGATATAGTGGTGAGCTGTCATAACTTTGCCAAATACCTGTGTAATGTAAACTCTTGTAAGAGAGGATGAAGTTACAAGGCTTGGGTTTAGTCTCCCACCGACAAGTAGTGGAGACCGTGTAAGACCTCCTATGGCACACGACAAGTACGTTAAAGCTTGTCAAAATTTTATAACCATACAATATGGTTAATAGTTACTATCCATAAGTGGTCAACTATCGTAAGATAAGTCACACTGGATTCTAACTAATATGTAGCAAGGAGGGACTGAGCCCATTACTCACCCTCCACTAAATTAAATAAGCACCCTTTGTTAGTTGACAGTAGCTCTGTCTGGAGAAAACTAAGCTTGTATTTCGCGCCTCCTAAGTAAGTTAGAGGAAGGGTTCGTCCCACGTTAGCAATGATTGTAGGTGAGAAACTACATATGCGCGGTAAACTGCTTATAATCCTGTGGTTGCATATTCCCGATAATATGTCAGTCGTGGTTAAACTATTGGCACCATGCAGGAGCCCAGAGATGGATAATAACATCGAGCCAATACATATTTATATTTGCTAGCGATGTATGACTATATATCTATAGTTATACCCTAGGTATGTAGTACCGGGGAACTCTGATCAGGGGAGCTAGCAATAATTTGAGAGAGTAAAGGAAGGGTCAAGCTATTAAAGCCCTCGGTTGTTGGAGACGAGCCCAACACTTATATTACTAGTTAATATATGAGGCGTAATTCTATGCCATTTAACAATGGTTCAGTCATAGGAGAAAGGCAACTGGCATGAGCGTAAGCAACAAGGTCTGAAACAGTAGTCACTGCGTGAAATACCTAAAGTGTGGCGACGATAGGAATAGATATTGACGACTCTCTCACTAAATTCACACTAAAATAGAGGCTATAATGACCAATGAAGTAAAAGAATTAAAAGATAAGGTCAAAGTTTTGAGTAAAATGATAAATACTCAATTAAATACTATCGAAGAACAACAAAAAGTAATAATGAAATATCAAACTAAATTTAGAATCATACATGATACTTCAGAACTTTAAGGAGGTCTAAATGATAGACAGACTGTATGAATGGTTGTTCTCTGAAGAAGAGAGAGCACCAATAGGTTTTATCCCATTATTCTTCCTAATGATAATAGTAAGTTCTATTATATGCTTATTTATATTGTCAGTAAGTAGAGCAATAATGTGGATATAAAAGAAGTAACCCCAATGAAAGCAGTATGGTATGGTTTCAAGTTCTCCTTGATATTATACCTACTCCTTTGGGTAATAGAAATCGTAGAAATAACATATAAATGGTTATGGAGGTTATAATGCAATATAATAACTATGTACTATCTACCAAAGGCATGCTAATTGCCTGGTATAGAAGTCAGTTAAAAAAATTCTTAAAGCTTGGCATTGGTAAGATCACTGAAAATAATGTGGTAGTAGGTGATAAACTACTAAGTGCTACAAGAAAAAGAATAATACAGCTAGGTGGTAAAGCTGCTCTTCACCCTGATTGGGGTCTAGTAAAGGAGAGAAAACCATCAAAGAACCCTAGTGCTGTTAGAGTTAGAAAATTTAGAGATAGACAAGCTAAACTAAAGGAGAGTGGTCATGAGCACATTACAACAACTGTTAAACCTAGAAGCAAAAGTAATAGCGCTTTTAGACATGAAAGGGATAAAGCATAATGTATTTGATTTTCAAGAGACGTGTAATCCTGGGGATAGACGGTTTTATAAGAGACCGAGACCTAGGTACTCAGATTAGAATTTGGTGTTTTGGGCTAAACATGTGGTGGGCCTTTGGAGATGGCGACAAAACTGGCAATGGTTTCGAAATCTACTTAGGCTTTCCAAACTTTTACAAAATAATATAAAGGATAATAACATGGATGAGATAAGTCATAAGACTTTACCGTGGGAAATGTGGTTCTCAACACTACTAATGTTTCACAATGCTTTCGTTAGGCATCTAAATATAATAAAAGAGTTAATAGAAGAGATGGAAAAAACTAATCCTGTACTTGCTAAACTAATGGAAGCTATGCAAGTTGCACTATTAGAGGAAGCCTCTCAACCTGCTATGATAACACAGGCTATATCATTTTCACTAGATGAGAATGATGCAGAGTCTTTAAAGAAGAAACATCCTGAAGACCATAGATTATATTTACAGGGCTTGATTGATAACTTTACTGAAATCGAAGCCACTATAAAGGATATGCCTAAGACTGAAGGTGATGCATTTATGAAGAAATTTCATATGAAGGCAGTAAATGTATGAGAAATAAACATAGGTTAATAGAAGAGCTGTCTACTCCACCACATCTTGAAAGAGAGATGTTTAGAGAGATGGCTAGGTTAAAGAAACAAGTTAAACTAATAAAACAAATACTGGAGGGAAAAAAAGATGAGAATCATTGTGATAGCAATAATGATACTAGTGATCGGGTGTGATAGTGCTGAAGGGGGAGGAGAAACTACTCCGAAGATAACCAACACTGTTGTAACACCTAATACCTTAGAAGGTTATAAGTACCCTAAAGATGCAGAATGGACATATGTTGAACTCAATCTCGATGATATGTCATTCGAAGATGCTTTTGAGATACAATACCGAGCTCATGGTGAAGGTCATACATTCTGGTGGAAGGGTAGTGAATATACTACCAACCTACAAGGGAGTATCATAGTAGCTAGTCAATGGGTCAGAAACTCTGATGACATAGACGATAACTGCTACTCTAATGAATGGGACATTTGTGGACAATGCGATGGACAAGGCATGATCACTTGGTACAGAGATGTCGATGGTGATGGTCTGGGAGATGCTAGCCACAAGGTCCTTGATTGTAATTATCCGAGTGTGGATAGCGAGTAGTTGACCACTTCTCACAAAAGAGAGATGCCTGCTTTATTATTAAATTAGTACGGCAGGCTATCTTACTAATACTAATAACAATAACCAAAGAAGAAGGAGACAGCAATGTCAACAAATGTAATAACAATAGAAAAGAATGTACCTCGACCTCGTTTAAGATACGATAAAGGTCTTAAGTATGCATTTCTAAGTACTCTGGATATAGGCGATAGTTTTGTGATTAATGGTAACATGCCTGATTATAGTCCTCGATGTTCTTCAACTTTATATGCAGAAGCTAAAGATCGCAATATTAAGATTTCTATAAGAACAGAAGCTGGACCTGCAAGTAAACCTCGAAGAATACGAGTATGGAGAGTACAATAACTGGAGGATAGCAATGAAGACTATCAAAACATTAACAAAGAATTCTCAGCATTGGAAACAAGTACCCATAGGTACACTTTTACGGGTAAGGGATGAAGATGCTAGGAAGGTAGTAGAAAAGCATGAAGCCGAGTATGTACCAAAGGCTGAATGGAAAAAGTTACGTGACAATGAAACAATAACAAAGGAGGCATAAATGCCTAATATTAAAGTACTTAGTGGGGGTGGATTCCCCGAACGAGAAGTCAACAGCGCTAATGTAGGTGCATTGCGAGAAGAGCTAGATATAGCTGCAAATGCAACCGTAGCTGTCAATGGACGTGGAGTTACTGATAACTATGAACTGCAAGATGGTGACATTGTAGCAGCAGTTAGCAGCAACAAAACAGGTGGATTAGAAACACTTAACTTTAAGGTACGCTTTACCATTACACTTGAACCAATAGTGTAGGTAATATCCTAAAAGTTAGGGTACATAAATAACCAGACATGGGGATGAGTGGTCAATGCTCTTGAGAAACTTCGCAATGCAAGCTAAAAGAATTGTCATCATCCCCTATGTCTATCATTGGAGATAAAACTATGAACATGAAAGACTTAGAAGGACACATGGTTCCCTTAAAAGATTTTGTAGTTGACTTAAAACAGTTAGTAGACAATATCCATATAGGTCCACAAGGAGATCTATTACGATCACTAGAAAGTTATAACAATACTTATGGTACTAATTTACAGTTAAATAGACAGTTTAACTTTAAACCTGGTGCTTATAATGATATAAAGAAAGCTTATGGTAGGAATGTCTTACGTTGGGATATGAAACCCAGGGGTTTACATTCTATTTTTGATAGGATAGGCAGGTTTCAATGGAGATATCGTCACTTTAAACAACAAACTCTTGAACTAGAGATGCAGATAAGAAATATCAAAACACTTGGTATAGGTTGGCAAGATAATACTGAAGACCTAGAAGAGGAGTATGGTAAACTGTTAGAACGCATAGATAAAGAAATTGCAACTATTAATAAGCTTTATCCTGATGTTACTATAGAGCCATACGTTGCAGGTATGACTAGAACTACTAACTCAAGAGGGTATAATGGTAATGGTTCTTCAGGCTATCTTAATGTAGTAGATGTAGATAGTCCTACCTCTGTTAACTTTATGCTTATCTTTAAAACAATTTTTACCAATGAGACAATGTTTGTACAACAGATATGTTTTGATGATGAAGGAAGTACTAAAGTGAAAGAAGACCTTATACCTACAAACAATGTACTTATGGTATATACAGGTGTTCATTTATTCACTTTATTAGCCAATCTATGGAAAAGAGATGGTGATGTTATAGCTAATAGAAATGGATTAAGCTTTGCTATTGGTTGTTTATTCTTTGATAACATGCTTCTAAATAGACATCCATATATAGGTGAAACTCATGATAAGTATAAAATGGAACTAGATGGTATAGATGACTTTCATTTCCAACATATATGTAGAGGTAACATGAGTGGTGAACTGTCTAGTACTTTGTTAAATATGCAGCTATCAGCTCATATTACACACATTAAGACATGGTTATATACTTATTATATACCTCAAACTAATCCTTTAGCCAACTTTAGGATGTTAAAAAGTATGGGAAATAATGAACATGTTAGTAACATACAACCAAGTGATAATGATAATTATTATACTTGTGGTAACTTAAATAGTGTTGGTGATTGTAAATTTCTACAATATTTACATAATGCATTAGCAGGCTATAGTCAAACTTCATCTAGAAGTAGAAACTCTTATCCACGTACAGTGCAAGAAGAAAGGCAAGTACAATATATTAATCATGTTAAAATAGAAGACTTTCCTTGTGTTGAATGTACATTTCAGGATGATTGCTATGCTTATGATGTTATGAAACAGATATATGGAGATGATGAGATGTTACCAGAAACAGAAGCTATACTTGGTAACAATCTTGAATTTTCTACTTTGTTTGAGACAATTGGTGATATAAGACAGGCTGCAGAAGGAGTTGAAGTTAATAGATATCCAGAGGTTTATATAGAAGATATGAAGCAGTTTCAATTTTACCGGACAGTAGATAAGACTTATAATCTCTATTTATGGCAAAGATTGGCAGACTTAGCATTTGCATCTGAGTATGAAAAATATGGAGATAATGATGACTTTGATGTTTTGGAGACTACTCAGTTTATCATTCATACTATGGGTAGATATCACAATGCTATGAACCTTGAACTGGTACACAAAAGGATATTTGAGAATATCAAAAAGTATAACATTACTAGGAAATTCATACTTGATACATTAGACGGAGTTTCACTTAATGGTGCTAAAAATAGACAGGAAGCACGCATAGAGGAAAGGGGAGAAGAAGTTTCAGACAATCCTCCTTCTTCTGTAGATGATGTATTTCCTACAAGAACTACAGCAGATGTTCTTCGAGGTTTCACACTTGATGAAGGATTTCAAGATACAGTAGGATCTGGGGATAACCTTCCTCGTAATGAAGTTGAAGATGATGATGATTTGACTCATGAACAAAGAGTATTAAGGTGGGCCACACAAATGGGAGGTGGTACACAGAATCTTTAGAATTGGGGAGGGCGCTTACGCTAGGTGCTACTTAAGTTGGCATGGGACGGCCTAGTTAGCTCTCCCCCTTCCTATGGTCTATTCTTGTACCAAGAGCGAACAAGAAGGTTTAGCGGGCGAGTGAAACGGATAATCACCGCCAGGTTCATATCCTGGAGATAGCAGGTTCGACTCCTGTGCCCGCAACAATAAATTAACAAAAATGATAACTTACTATATTTAGAATGAGAAAAATAAAGTGTATTAAATGTGATAAAGTGGTACTAGAACTAAACAAAGGCAGGATTAAACCATTCTATGCCACCTGTACTGATTGTTATAATCAGAAAACCGAACTGCCAAAGGGAATGACAGATATATTTGGCGGATTTGATCAGGGTTGACAAATGCCAATATCAACCTTCTAGAGTTGACAATTCCGTCTATACAGTGACAACACTGCGTCCACCAAGACGTATGTTAGGGTGCTTATGCTTACGAGTATAAGGCATTAACAGGTGGGTGATGTGGCTATAGACGGAATTGTAATTGCACAGGTCGGTACTTTGTACCAATAGCAAGTGATAGCAAGGATTACTTCAAATGTCCACTTGTCTAAATGGCTTCATGCCTATAACAAATGCTCACTTACTAATGTAAGTTGATGAAAGAACCTCGTTACATAAACGAGAGATGTGGGGGTGACAGACCACATCCTTGCTAAAAACTAATAGTAATTAACGACAGTTTATAAGGAGAAAGAAAATGATTATTCAAACAACACATAACAGTTATATAAATGTTGCAAGTATTAAACACATAAAAGATTATAGAAATGAATATAGAGTATATATTGAAGATGGATACTATTATGAACTATCTAAAAAGAATACTGGACATGACCATTTTCCAAAAGCAAAACTTGTAAAACTTTGGTTAGAAGAATTGGGGCAGAGTGATTGTCTTGTTACGACAGACAGTACAAAACTTGAAGGAGAATTAACTTCATTTGCCCTAAAATTCAAGGAGAAAGAGAATGACAAGAAATCTTAAAAACCAACTGTTTGAAATAGCAGTTATAAAAAATTACTGTGATATTTATAGCAGTTACGAAATAACAGAAAATGCCATAAATCAAGTTTTACAAGATCTGTGGGAGATTTTTCCAAAAAGAAAGAAACAATAAAGGAGAAAGAATGAAAGTAGAAATTAAAATGTTCACATTAAGGCAAAGATTAGCAATATGGATTGGTTTATGGATGATTAATATCTTAGAACCTTGGGAATACTCCCATCAGCAGAATGAATATATTGAGCCAATCAAAGCATTATTAAAGGAGAAAGAATGAAATTTATGGGTAGATATGCAAGTTAGCTAAAGCAGACAGTCTGTAAAACTGTCCTCTTAGGAGTTCGTTGGTGCAAATCCATCTCTACCCACAATAACAAAGGAGAAAGAATAATGAAAAACATAGAAAAACTAAACATTGAACTTGAAGATATGCAAGAAAAATATTCTAAACTTTCAGCATTTCTTGATTCAGGAGAATATGCAACTCTACCAACAAGAGAAAAGCATCTTTTGGAGATACAGATAAGGGCTATGGGTACATATATTATTGCCTTACAGTTAAGATTGGAGGAGAAAGAATGATGAAAAATATGGAAGAACTTGAATCAGGTGTAATTGTTATTTGGAATGGTAAAAAACCCTTAATAGATACACTAAAAGAGGCTATTAATAGTTTAAATACTTCAATTATAGAGTTAAAGGAGAAAGAATGAAAGTAGAAATTAAAATGTTCACATTAAGGCAAAGATTAGCAATATGGATTGGTTTATGGATGATTAATATCTTAGAACCTTGGGAATACTCCCATCA